GTACAAGGTGCATGGTCAGGCGTAAGTAAAGCCACTGCTCCTCAATATGTTGAATATCTTGTTGTAGCAGGTGGAGGTGGAGGAGGAGGAGGCTATCAAGCTGGCGGTGGTGGGGCAGGTGGTTTACTTCAAGGTATTGTGTCTGTAATCAATGGTACGTCTTACACTGTTACTGTAGGTGCGGCAGGAACTGCTGGTCAATCATCAACAACACCAAATGGTGGGAATGGTGGCAATTCAATATTTGGAAATATTACTGCTATTGGAGGTGGTGGAGGAGGTGCTTATGGTGCAACACCTAGTACAGCAGGTAGTACTGGAGCAAGTGGTGGTTCTGGTGGTGGGGTGGGACTTGTTAATCCAACAGTAACAGTTCAAGGGCCAGCAGGACAAGGAACATTTGGACAAGGAAATGCAGGCGGTAATTTTGTAGGGGCTTATGGAGCACCATATGCTGGAGGAGGTGGAGGTGGCGCAGGAACTGTTGGGTTAAATGGGGGGGCCAATATTGCAAATGGAGGTGCTGGAATAGCATCTGCCATTAACGGAACAGTTACCTCATATTCTGGTGGTGGCGGTGGAGGAACTTATTCGGGGTCAAGTGGCATTGGCGGTGTAGGCGGTGGTGGGAATGGGTCACAAAGCGCAAATGGAACTAACGGCTCAACTAATACTGGTGGTGGTGGTGGTGGCTCTGGATTTGTTGGTTACACAGGTGGTTCAGGAGGATCAGGCATTGTCATAATTCGTTACTCTGGTTCTGTGCAATATTACACAGGTGGTACTGTTACCTTACAAGGTTCAGGTGGCAGTGGAACAGGCAATGGTTATTTTGTTGTTCACACATTTACTACTACAGGTACTTTTTCTTTAGCAACAACAACACCAACAGATTTAGCACCTACATTGCCTTCTAATACAGCAGTATTTTATTCTTCAGGTACATGGGTAGCACCTACTGGAGCAACACAAGTTCAATACTTAGTTGTTGGGGGTGGTGGAGGTGGAGGAATGGCAACTACCGCTGGTGGATATTCTGCATCAGGTGGTGGTGGGGCAGGTGGGTTTTTAACTGCTACAGGTCTTTCTGTAACTGCAGGTACAACTTACGCTGTAACTATTGGTGCAGGTGGATTGGGAGCAACAAAAGAAAGCAATGGCGTAACTGGTGGAAATTCCTTATTTAATGGCATTACATCTTATGGTGGTGGTGGTGGTGGAAATTCTGGCACAAATGCAAATAATGGTTTATCTGGTGGTTCGGGTGGCGGTGGCTCTGGTGCTAATACAGGGAATACAGGCGGTTCCGCATCTCCATCTGGACAAGGAAATTCAGGAGGCTCAACCACAGGAAATGTTTGGGGTGGAGCAGGGGGAGGTGGAGCAGGAGCCGCTGGTTCTGGTGGTTCAGGACAACAATCTGGTTATGCTGGTGGCGTTGGTTTGACATCTTCTTTAATTGGTTCATCTACTTACTACGCAGGTGGTGGAGGAGGTGGAGGTTTTTACTTAAATTCTGGTGGTGCAGGTGGTACAGGTGGTGGAGGTACAGGAGCGGCGGGTTCTGCCGCAACTTCTGGATCACCAAATACAGGTGGTGGTGGTGGTGGCAACAATGGAACAGGGTATGGCACAGTACAAGTTGGTGCAAACGGTGGCTCAGGCATTGTGATTATTAAGTGGAGTTGAAATGAGTCAAAGCTTATTGGGTGGAATTTTGTCAGCAACATTTAATCCTCTAACTAGTGGAAGTACAACTACGGTTGAATACTTGGTTGTGGCAGGAGGGGGTGGAGGTTCTGGTGGAAACAATAATGGCGGTACTGGTGGAGGAGGTGCAGGTGGCTTATTGACTGCTACAGGCTACGCTGTAACTATTGGTTCTTCTATTACTGTAACTATAGGAGCAGGTGGCACTGGAGGCGCAGTTGGACAATATCCTACCTACAATATTGGAACAGCAGGTGTAAGTTCTGTGTTTGGCTCTTTGACTGCTATAGGTGGTGGTAGGGGGGGATACGCATTTGGTTCTTTACCACCAACAACAGGAGGTTCTGGTGGTGGGTACGGAAGTGATTCAACAACAGCATCAGCCATTGCAGGAACATCAGGTCAAGGATTTGCAGGTGGTGCAATAGTTGCAACATCACCCGGATCATCTTGTGGTTCTGGAGGTGGCGGTAGTGGTTCGGTTGGAAATCCAAATAATAGCACAGGACTTTCTGGTGGTGGAGGTGCGGGTACTGTTTCATCAATTACAGGTTCTCCAGTTCAATATGCTGGAGGTGGTGGCGGTGGTGCATACGGTATTTTGTCTAATACAGCTCCGGGTTTAGGTGGTGGCGGTGGTGGAGGTAATGGTGGAGTTAATACAACTAATCCTACTTCTGGGTTATCTAATACAGGCGGTGGAGGTGGTGGAGGTGGTTCAGGTGCTACAGGAAGTCAAACAACAGGTGGCAACGGAGGTTCAGGCATAGTCATTATTCGCTACCCTGCTAACTGTGCTCCTCCTGCATCATTTGGGGGTTCCAATACACCACAAGTTTATTACAATAATGGATACCAGATTTATGTCTGGACAGGCTCAGGAACAGTAACTTTTTAAGGAGATTTAAATGCACTTTGCACATATCACAAACGGAGTAGTTGATAACGTCATTGTTATTGATGCAGAAACATTGGCACTTGGTCATTGGGGTGACCCATCTGAGTGGGTACAGACCTCTTACAATACCTCTGGCGGTCAACACCCTGAGGGCAGACCTTTGCACAAAAACTATGCAGGGATGGGTTATACATGGGACGGTACAGGCTTTGCACCTCCACAACCTTATCCATCATGGACAAAAGACACAAACACTTATCTTTGGAATCCTCCTGTAGCTATGCCTGTAGAAGAAGGCAAGATGTTTACATGGAACGAAGAAACAACCTCTTGGGTTGAAGTAACTACACAGGCGTAAATCATGGCTCAACTAAGCGGAATGTGGACTCTAAGTCAAGTAAGCCAAGCAGTAAAAGCTGGGCAGTGGATAGGCTTTCCGCAAACAGTTGAGTATCTGATAGTTGCAGGAGGTGGCGCAGGGGCTTCTGGGTTAGCTGGAGGTGGTGGAGGTGCAGGTGGTGTAATTGCAAATTTAACTTCAATTACACAAGGAACAATTTGTTATGTAACTGTTGGTGCAGGTGGCACTGCCGCAGTTGGGTATCCTACATATAGCAATCCAACAAGTGGGGGTAATTCAGTTTTATTGGCTACAAGTTCTGGCGCAACTACAGGGAATTTTGTTTCTTTAGGTGGTGGTTATGGTGCTAACGGAGAAAATGCATCTGCAAGAGTTGCAAGTTCTGGTGGCAGTGGCGGTGGTGGGGGTGCGGCTTCTGGAGCCGCTGTATCCTTTGGGAGTGTCACATCTGGGCAAGGGAATGCAGGAGGTACTGGTGGTTATTTATCGTCAAACTATACCGCAGGTGGCGGAGGCGGTGCAGGGACTGTAGGTTTACCAGCAATATTTCCTTCTAGCACTTCTATAGGTGGTAACGGTGGTGCTGGAATTGCAAGTTCTATAAGTGGTGCAGTTGTAGTTTATGGTGGTGGTGGTGGAGGAGGTAACGATCAACGAGTAGCATCACAAGCTGTTGGTATTGGTGGAGTAGGTGGTGGAGGTACTGGACAAGTCTCAAATGCAAATGCAACTTCTGGAACTGTAAACACAGGCGGTGGTGGTGGTGGATCTAGTTACTCCAATTCCGCACCTTATATTGCCAATTCTGGCGCAGGTGGCTCTGGAATAGTCATCATACGTTATCAAGGTAATACGCAATGGTTTACAGGCGGTTACGTTTCTTCTTATGGTGGATACATCATTCATCAATTTACATCTTCTGGGTCATTAACTCCAACATCACCTACAAGTCTAAATAACAATGTTGTTATCTTTACAGTTTCAGGCGTATGGACTGCACCAGTAGGAGCGACCCAAGTTCAATACTTAGTAGTTGGTGGCGGTGGATCTGGAGCGGGTAACGGTGGTGGAGGGGGAGCTGGAGGCTTTCGTACAGCTACAGGATTGTCCGTAACTGCGGGAACTACTTACGCAATTACTGTTGGCGGTGGTGGTGTGGCATCGACTACTGCAAATACCCAAGGAGGCAATGGAACGGATTCTATTTTCTCAAGCATAACTGCAACAGGCGGTGGTGCTGGAGGTGCTAGTGGCGCAACAGGTGGTAACAATGGTGGTTCTGGCGGTGGCGCAAGCACTGGATTAAGCGCAGGAACTGGCAACACACCATCGACATCACCAAGTCAAGGAAACAATGGAGGAGCGGCATATGGCTCTTTACCTTATGGCGCAGGCGGTGGTGGTGGAGCAGGTGCTGTAGGCGCAACAGCTACAGTAGGCGTTGGAGGCAATGGCGGTGTGGGTACAGCATCAACCATAACTGGTACTAGCATTACTTTCGCTGGTGGGGGTGGTGGCGTTGGTTATATAGGCAATACCGCAGGAACAGGTGGAACGGGTGGTGGTGGCAATGGTCAAACTGCTTCAAGTGGTTCTGCAGGTATGGCTAGTACAGGTGGCGGTGGTGGCGGTGGAATTTACAACCAATTGGGTGGCAACGGTGGTTCAGGTATTGTAATTATCAAGTGGAGTTGAAATGTCTGACACTGACAAAGATTTAGCTGTTCATGTAGCTGTGTGTGATGAGCGTTATCGCCAGATTGCACAATCACTGAGGGAGGGCGAAAAGCGAATGACTAAGATCGAGTATTTGATCTATGGCGTGATGCTCCTTGTTCTTCTTGGCCCTAATGTGGCAGGTCAGTTCTTCCAAAAACTTCTTGGGCTGTAAAAATTGATCCCTTTACACTTGTTGCACTTGCCTCATCTGCTTTTAAGCTCGTTAAAGAGTCTTGCGAGATGTATAAGGAGGGGAGACAGTATGTTGTCGATGCAAAGAAGGAGCTTGATGGAGTAGTAGGGGACTTAAAGGGTATTCAAGAGGATGCCAAAGGAGTCTGGGGGTTCTTAACTGGTCTTTTTGGTGGCAAGAAAGAGCCAATTCAACAAAAACCCGTTGAAAAGCCAGTTAAAAAGGTAAAAAAGCCTGAGTTTGATGAGAATCAGATTTATGCCCAAGTTGCTGATGCTTTGACCAAGTTCTTCCATGCCTACAACGGTCTGAAACACTACAAAGAAGAGCAAGAGGCAACAGCATCCAAGGTAGGGGATGAAGAAGGACAGGACATTGCCATTAAGTTAGTAATTGCTGACTTGCAGATGGAAAAGTTAAACGAGGAACTGAGAGAGTACATGGTGTACCATGTTCCACCTGAATTTAAGGATCTTTATAGCCGTGTAAACAAGATGATCGGACACATTGCCAACCAACAGCAACTGGCACGAAAAGAGGAATCGGACAGAAAAAAGGCATTGGCATGGCAACGAAGACTGGTTATAAACCGAATCAAACACAGGGTGCTAATCGGGGTAGTAACTACCCTAGTGATCCTGTGGACGTGGCTGATGATACTGACGATGATACCTTCTACGTCATCGTAATTGTGGTTCTACTGTGTATCATCTTGTTTTTCATGCCAGTCCTCATGTGGATGTATATGGATGTAAGGCAGGCTGAGATCAAAGTTCAGAAATTAGTAAAGAAGTTGGAGAATAAATAATGTTGACGCTACTGAGTACTTTAATATCTTTTTTGATGGGTGGACTACCCAAGTTGCTCGACTTCTTCCAAGATAGGAGCGACAAAGCTCATGAGCTTGAACTGGCTCAAATGCAGATTCAACGTGAACTAGAGATGCGTAAGGCAGGGTTTGAGGCTCAGGAGAGGGTAGAGCATATCCACACTGAGCAGATGCAGATACAGGCTGAATCAGCCACTCAGCAGTTCAAGCTAGAAGAGAGGCAAGCCCTCTATGCCCACGACATAGCAATAGGCCAAGGAGCCTCCACATGGGTGATTAACGCTAGAGCCATGGTACGCCCTGCCCTGACCTATGGGATGTTCCTCCTTCTGGTCTTTGTGGATGTAGCAGGGTTCCTTTATGCTTGGCACAGCAACGTCCCATTTGTTGAATGTTTGGATCAGTTATGGGACAACGATACTCAGTTAATTTGGGCTTCAATCGTAGCTTTTTGGTTTGGCTCTCAGGCGTTTGAGAAGAAATGAACGTATCTGATAGAGCCATTTCAGTCATTAAACACCACGAAGGGGTGCGGTTTAGACCGTATAGATGCCCCGCATTGCTTCACACTATAGGAGTAGGTCATGTTTTATACCCAGATCAAGCAAAGATTCCTCTTGACCAAAGAATGGCTTATCAACTTAAAGAACAAGATAATAAACAGTTTAGCCCCCAAGAAGTAGATGGAATTCTTAAGTTTGACCTTGACCGATTTGAGCGAGGTGTGGAAAAGCTTTGCCCACTACCCCTTACACAAGGCAATTTTGATGCTCTTACTTCTTTTAGCTTTAACGTGGGATTGGGAACTCTCCAACGTAGTACGCTACGCCAGAAGTTGCTTAGGGGTGATAAGGAGGGTGCTTCGGATGAACTCTTAAAGTATTGCATGGCAGGTGGGAAAATCCTAAAAGGGCTACAGAGTCGGAGAATCGACGAAAGAGCCATGTTTTTATCATAATTCTTGCCTAGTAGCACAAGGGGAGATAAAATGCAAGTATTCAAATTTAAGGGAGCGTTATTATGACTGCACCAGTTGTCATGACATATGACTCTCTAGTAGACAATATCCAAGTCTATCTAGAGCGTACAGACGCTCAAACAATATCTTACATACCTACTTTTGTTATGTTGGCAGAGCAAGTCATTGCCTCCCAAATCAAGTTTTTAGGTAATTTAAACGTATCTGAGAGTGCTTTTGTAGCTAATACAGCCATCGTAGCCAAACCTGTTGACTGGCACAAAACTGTATCCATGAACGTCACAGTCAGTGGATCTTCACAGCCTATTTTGCTTAGAAGGTACGAATATCTTAAAGAGTACACACCCAATGCCACAACAGGCACAGGTACACCTCTTTACTACTGTGACTATGACTACACACATTGGTTTGTAGCACCTACTCCTGACTCTGCTTATTCCTTTGAAGTTCTGTACTATCAGAGGAATCAGCCATTAAGTTCAGCCAATCAAACCAATTGGTTCACTGTATACGCACCACAAGCCCTCCTTTATGGTTCTTTGTTACAGGCCATGCCTTACCTAAAGAATGACGATAGAGTACCTATGTGGCAAGCTCAATATGACCTGATCATGAAGACCCTTACCAACGAAGATAAGTTGCGTATTGCTGATCGTCAAGCAGTTGCTGTGGATTCATAATGCCTTATAGTACTCCTTTCACTGGATCAGCAGGTAGCTTTACCTCACCCTTTACTGGGGATGTAATTCAGCCTACAGATGTATCGTATTTAGCACTCTCTCTCACTGCTAACACGCAGTTACAGTGGCCTGTGAGTTCTAATGCAACGCTACCATACGCGGCTCGGATCATGGACATCACTCCTACTGGTGTCTACAGCGTCTATATGCCTCCTGCCAATCAGACCTCTGTGGGTACTGATGCCTTCATTCGTAACCTTGGTGCCTCTACCATTACGATCAAAGACTATGCAGGCGTAAATACGATTACGA